GTACGCCGGCGGCAGGTGCGGCGGCACGCTATCAATCCGGCGCCCGTCGAGGAGGCGACAGCCCCACGTATCGTAGTACGCGACGCCCGCGTGGGTCATCGGCGCGACGAGGGCGACGAGCTTCTGGTCAACGTGCGACGCGAGCCGGAGGATCGTGGCGGCCGTCCAGTGCAGGTCACTCTCGACCCAGACGACGACGTCCGCCTTCGTGCCGGTCGCGACGTCGAGCACGCGGTTGAAAATCGTCGAGAGGCCGGCCAGCCGCGCCGGTTCTTCCGTCGACCCCCAGAACGGGCCGCCGTGCGAGACGTCCATGACGAGCGTGCGTCGGTGCCACCAGGCTTTCGCGCGCTCGGCTTCCTGCACGATCGCGAGGCGCGTGTGGTCCCTCGAGTCGCCTTCCGCGATGACGACCGTGAGCGGGGCGTGCAGCCGGCGTTCAAGGGTCCCCACCTGGCGGTGGAAGCGGGCGAGTGTGCCGCGGCTGGCGGCGTCGCGGACCATCGTACAGAGGGTGAGCATCATGGCTGGGGCGTCTCCTCGGGAGGATGCGGGACCGGGCGGAGCGTGACGACGCGGCCGTCGGTCAACAGAAGCTGGACGGTGTCGGTCTCAAGGGACGGCGTCACCGTGTGCACGTGCCCGCTGACGGCCCCGCCCTGCGCGCAGAGGAGGGCGAGCGCGCGTGTGAGCAGGGCCTTCTCGCGCTCGGCGGCCTCGGTGCGTCGGGCCAGACTGAACACTTTGGCGTGCTCGGTTGGCAGCAGGTAGCGTAGCTTCTCTAGCTCGTCCAACTCCGCCGCCGAGAGCGTCGTGGGGTCAGTCATGGGTGGCCTCTGAGAGTCGGTTGAGTTCAGCGAGCACGTCGGCCATCGCCTCCATACGCCCTCTCGCGGCCATTGATTGCAGGTTAGCCGTGCAGAAGGCCCGAATCCCCGCCAGCGTCTCGGCGTCTCGGGCGCACGCGCGCAGCATGGCGATAACTGGGACGTTCTGGTCGCATGACGGACATGGTGGCTTCGGCCCATCCTCGGTCACGGACCACGCCGCGTCTGGATTCTCAGCCTCGAAATCGTCAATCTGCTGCTTGCAGGCGATGGCGTCGTCGGCCAGTTCGTCCGCCTTGGCCCGCAGTTCCTCCGCCGAGTAGCGCGTGTCAGTCATGGGCGGCCTCTTTCGGTCTGATGCGATTCGGGCGGAATTGCAGATAGAGCGACACGTATCGCCCCGCGAGACGGCCATTCAGCCAGCAGCCAATGCGACGCGTCCAATCTTCATCGGACACGATGGGCGACAATGCCATCCGCCACTGACGGCCGAAGTCGAACAGCCTCATCGTAGCCCCGCCTTCGGTTCCGGCCCCGCGAACTCGCGCACGAGCTTTCCCAAGTCGGTTGCCGTGATTCGCACGCACTCCGCCACGGCCGCACGGTGCGGGTCCAATCGCCTGTGCCACTCGCGCGACAACGCCTCAAGGTGATTGCGATCAGCGGTGCTGAGCCAGAGGCGGCGGCGGTAGCGGAGCGCGAGAGGCTTAGCGGGCATCGGGTCGTCCCTTCCGGACTTCCGCGTGTCGGCGCTCCACCAGTTCTCGGCCGATCGCGATCTGCCAGTCGTCGGTCGCGTGACTAAGCCACCACGACAACTGCACGTCGGTCAGCCGCTCGGCCAGCCCACTCGCAATCGTCACCGCCATCTGCGCCACGGTCTGCGCGTCGGGCTTAGCGGCCATCGTCTAGCTTCGCGTCTGGCTTGATACGCGCTCCGCGTCGACCGTTGATGACCTGATACCGACGGCCCTTGAACGGCCCCGTGAGCACCGTGACGATTTCGGCGTCCAGCGTGACTCGTTCGGAGTGTTCGTCGCGCGGCTCCCCCTGATAAATCTCACCCGTTCGCATGTCCATTGGCCTTCTCCTCTTTGGCGAGCCATTCCTGAATCGTCTTCCGCATCGACGCGCGTTCGGCGGAACTGATGTAGAAGATGCTGCCGTCCTTGCCGTAGCTGAACAGGAACAGCGTGAAGCCCCAGCCGTCCGGGCAGTGCTCGTCGATGTCGCCCGCCAGGGTCTTCAGCGCCCGCTCAATCTCAGGATTCTCGACTTGGTAGCGTTCGTCGTTAGCCACGGTCGGCCTCCTTCGCCAGTTGCAGCGCACGCATCACATCGTCCAAGTCGCGCGTGTCGAACTCGATACGTCCACACGTGTTTCCCTCGCCAGCATCCACCGACGCCTCGTCAATCACGAGCGCAATAGATGCGCTGCGTATCTCCACCGACACGCGCGGCGTCACCTCAATCACTCGTCCCACGGTCGGCCTCCTTCGCGGGCGTCAGGGCCTCTCGGATGCGTAGCCGCACGGCTCCAGATTCAGCCAAGCCTGCCGACGTCGGGCCGCACGGCAGATGCTCCCAATCGGGGAGTTCCACCATCTGCCGTCGTGCGAGTCGCATCCACTCGTGAATGTCGCGATCAGCGTCACCCAGCGCCTCCCGCAGCCGCGCGATCGTCGCGTCCCGATCAGCGATCTCTTGGAGCGACACGCGAACATTTGAGCGGGCGTTGTGGAGTTCCTTCGTGCGCTGCCCAAGCACTGTCATCAGCGCGTCCGCGTCCTTCACGTCGCGCTCAATGCGCTCAACTGGCGTCTCGTCGTCTTTCAGGTAAGGCGCGCACGCAGCCAGCATCGCCGTCAGCCGCGTGATTGTCGCGTCCCGCTCGGCCACCATCTGGTCTGTCGCCATGCCTTTCGTGTCACGGCACAACGCCTTGAGCGCATCACGTTCTTCGCGCATCCGCTGCCAGTCGTCCTGCCGCTCCTGCACGGTGATGGCTTGACGGGCGAGGCGCTGTCGGCAGTTGGCCAGTTCCGCGTCCCGATCGGCGAGGGCGGCTTCGGCCACGTTGGCGCGGTGCAGGTTCTTCGCGGCCGTCTCGCACATCGCCTGCACCAGATTCGGCCGAGCCGCTTCCAGCCGCCGCTCCAAGTCCAGTTCCGCCGTCAGCCGCGCGTTCGCCTCCTGCTGCCGCGCGAGGGCGTCGAGGGCCGCATCAAAATCTCGGGCGTAAACGAACTCGTGCTCGTGTCGCTGACGCAACTCTGCAAGCCTTTCAGGTGTGAGCGACGTGATGTTCCACACGCCGATGATGCTGCGATTGTCGCGCGCAGACTCGGTTATCAACCGTCGCATCGCCGCCCAGTCCGCCGCCGTCAGGTCCGTCGCCATCAGCGGCCGTCCTTCGCGTGCGCGACCGGCACCAACTCGAACACGGCCGCGCCTCTACAGGGCAACGCCTTCAGCCACGCCTCAGCTTCTCGGCGCGTCATTGGATCGCCAATCGGATGGCCGTGGGACGACAGGCCAGGTTCGGCATTGTGCGTGCTCAGATAGATCAGATTGCCCGCGTTCAGATAGCCCACGGCGAACCGCCGTCTCACGCGCGCCCAACGTTTCCTCACCACCGTCAATGTCGCCATCGCCTGCCTCCTCCGCTTCGCCGCCGTCAGGTCCGGCCGTGGCGCGTCCGTCATCGGTCGCCTCGCTTCACTTCGGTGATGGAGAATCCCATGCACGCCTCGAACAACTTCGCCTTGAGCCGGTAGACCGATGTTTTCATGCCCTTCACGTCGATCACTTCCACTTCACCGCCCGCCTTCACCACGAGGAAGTCCGCACGATACCGGCATACTTTCCGGCCGTTCACCGTCAGGTCGAATGTGGGCTGGCCGCTAATCACGTAGATTTCCCTTGCCGCTTTCCGCAGACACAATTCTCGGTAGTAATTCGCCTCGGCCTGACTGTCAAACGTGTGGCCGTCCACCACCGTCTTGCGGTTGCCATACTTCGAGCGGCGGGAGAGACGGAGCGGCATTACTCAGTGTCCTTCGGCATGGGCGGGTCCATCGTGCCGTAGAGACGGGGCGTGGCCTGACAGCGCGGGCAGATGACCTGCGCGGCCACGCGCTCGGGGGAGGTCGCCCACCAGCGGTCAGGGGCGATCATCCCCGCCAGCCACGGGCCGGTGCAGCAGTGGACGAAGACGTAGATCATCGCTTCTTCTCTCTGTTGACTTTAGCGGTTGTTTCTTTCGGCGTGCGGCGTTTCGGCCAATGCCACGCGCTCGGCAATCGAATATGTTCCCCGCAGCCTCGGCATTGCAGGATCACTGAGCACTGCCACGAACTGACCGATAAGGTTTCGACCGACAGATCGGCGGCCGTGTGTGAGCACGTCGCCTTCATGCCGCCCTCAGCAGCCAGCAGACGCCGAGCGCCAGCGGCAGCGCGTTCAGGAGCAGCATTTGCAGCGTGAGACGGAGGCGAGTCATTTGGCCACCGCCTGCACGATGATGGGATAGTGGCCGATTCCGTTGGGATGATGGGTATGAATTCTCATCCCAGCCTTCTTGGCCGCCCCGTGGAGAGCCGTCCTGACGCTGGCCGGCTGGGCCGTTGGATGGTCAGTCGCCTCAATCTTCCAGACCTGCCCGTCAATATAGCGGTCGTAAGTATGCTTGCGCTCGCGAAGGCCGACTGGAAATTTATTCAGCACTTCAGCCATTACTTGCCCCCCATCGCGCAGCCGGTGGTCAGGCTCGTCTCGATGCGCGCCAAGCTCATGTTGATGCCGATCACCGCTCCGGCGATCAGCGCGAGCAGGAGGATGACGGCGGCTTCGTGCGGCTTCATCGGCTCACCTTCTCTGTTTCGATGCTGTAGGGCACGGTGACGCCGCAATGCGAGCAGCGGCGATGGTAACTGCCGTCCTCGGCGCGGTAGCGCAGCATGTCGCGGTGCATGCAGAACAACTTCTTCCACGCGAGGCGCTGCGGCGCGGTCAGGAGCTTCTTCGGCCAGCGGCGCGTCATGACTCGTCTCCAGGCTCGCGCTCGACGGCGTCCTTCTTCGGCGCGTCAACCTTCTTGGCGCGAATCCGAACCGCCGACACGATCTGACCGAACGCTGACACAGCCGGGTCCACGTAGAGCGCGATGTGCTGGCCATACCACTTGCTCGTGTCCGGGCCGAACAGGGCCGCGAGAATGCGGATGTTCGTGCTGTTGAGGCCCAGCTCGCGCTCGCGTCCGACGAACTTGAGCGACCCGTAGCCGCTTTTCGTCTCGTTCTTGAACTTCACCGACTTGCGGCGCACGACCTTTTCAATCTGCAAGATCGTGTCACGGTCGGCGGGGATCGTCTCCGCCGACAACCACTGCGAGTCCTTCAGAATGCCGCACGGGCCTCGATACGCTTCGCCGGCTTCGAGCTTCTCAGCCATCAATGTCCTCCACCATTTCCAACACGGTTGACGCGATAAGCGCGGACGGGGGCGGTTCAATCAGCATCCACTCGTCAGGCGTGCTTGGCCACGTCTCCGCCTCTCGGCACGTCTTCAGCGCGTAGAGCGTCTGGGTGTTCTCAATCGCGAGCAGGTCGAGCGCGTCCGGCTTGATTTCCAGCGTGTAGACGAAATACGGCTCTTGCGGATGAATCACAATCAGCCGCGCGCCGAGCACGCCCAGCCCCACGGCTTCCGCGCCCGTTCGGTAGTGCGCGAGTTGGTGCATCCAGCCTTCCACGAACGCGCGATACGCGAGGTCGCCGCCCGCGTAACGGCTGATCTTCAGGTCGTAGAGATAGCGCCCATCTAGGCAGTCTGGCCGCGCCTTGCACGGTTCGCCCGTGAGCGCATCGGACCAGAAGATCGACGCTTCCTGATGCGTGGCGCGCGTCAACGCTTCGCCCACGCGGGACTTCGCAGACAGGGCCAAGCGCATCCGGTCGACCGTCAGCGCTTCGACGTAGGTCAGGATGTGCCGGTCGGCGTGCGCGTCACGCCACGCTTTGCCGTCCTTCGTCGCGAAGCTCATGCCGTCCGGCTTCGCGACATACGTCTCGGCGTAGAGCGTCGGCTGAAACACGGCCATGTGGACCGCCGTGCCGAACGCCATCGCGTCAGACTCGCGGCGATTCTCGCGCTCCCACATGACCCGTGCGGGTGGACCTTTCCGCATGGCCTTCAGCGAGTGCGATCCCCAGGCGTCAGACGCATGGTAGGCGTCCGATGGCAGGTCGATGAGGAGGACCGGCGCATCGCTCACTTGAGCTCCTCAATCTGTGCGGACTGGCCGAGACGGCTCGCGGTGGACGCGTCGACGTAGGCATCGCGCTGCTCGATGTAGGCGCGCAAGTCGGCCATCGTAATGGCGCGCTCCTTGTAATCGCCGTCCTCGTAGCGCACGACGACGATCTTGGCGGTGCTGTCGATGGTGTCGCCGAGGTCAATCGTCATCGTGTCACCCTCTGGCGCAGCGATGCGGTTCTCGAAGGAGCGGCACTCGGCGCCGCAGAAACTCACCGTGACGTAGCGTTCCATTTACAGATCCTCCAACAAGCGGCGGTCCATTTCGTCGCGCGGGTCGGCATACGTCTGACCGTCGTCGGCGTCGCGCTCGCGGTCGTCCGGGGTGGGGTCCCAATTGTCGACGCAGTCGGCGCACCAGCCGTGCTCGTCGACGGACGCCACAAGCTCGTCGCACTTGCCGCAATAGGGCCGACGGTCTTCGTCGGCGCCGCTCGTGAAGTCGTGCAGCGTGGTCGGGTCGGTCAGGGCCATTAGCGCACCTCCTGCGCGAGGCCGAGCGCCACGAGCCGGGCGAACGGGTCCGGCTGATTCGGGTCGGTTTTCGCGGAGACCGTTTCAGCACCGCAGAGCGGGCAGTCGACGGTCGGGATGCGCTTGAACCACTTCTCGCACAACTCGCAGTAGCGCAGGGCGGCCATTAGCGGGCCTCCTGTTCGCAGCTCACCACGTGCCGCTCGAGTTCGGCGCGGGAGTCGCACAGGCCCGCGAAGGTCATGATGTCGCGGTGCGCGTGCTTCGGCGTGTTCTGCGCCGCCTGAAGGCGGGCCATCAGGACGGGTTCGGCTTTCCAGGACCAGCGGGCGGCAGCGGCGTGAGTCATCATGGAAGTAAGCTTATTTCCGGCATATCCGATTGTCAAGCCTTATTTCACGTTGCGCTGAAAATATTTTTCAGGCATACTGAGCCATGACCAAACCGACGCTGGGCCGCCCGAGGCTCAAGAATCCACGCACGAAGGGTATTTTGCTGAAACTGACAAAGGCCGAGCACGCCGAAGTGCTCCGATTGGCCGATGGGCGGCCGCTCGCGGCGTTCCTGCGTGTCAATGTCTTGACACATCTGGCGACCTGCCCGCGATGATCCCCCGCCGCCAGTGCCTGGATTGCCCGATGACCCTTTTCCGGCCCAAGGCGCTCCGCTGCCATGCGTGCGGCGTGAAACATCGGAACGCGGCGGCCGCGCGGAGTCACGCTAAGGTGCGCGAGTCGCCGGTCGACCTGCCGGCCCACGTGATTGAGGCGAAGCTGGCGCGGCTCGAGGCCGAGCGTAAATCCAGGAGGATGGGATGGTAGACGTCGCCGCGCTCGCGCTTGAGGCCCTTGACGGCCGCATTCACTCGCTGCAACAGCAGATCGACGCCTTGGAAATGGCCAACACTTATGGCCAGCCCTATTCCAAAGTCGCGGACAAGCACATCCGTCTCGAGGCCCTGCGGCGAGAGATTGCCGAGTGTAAGGCCACGGTTAAATCAGTTCTTCAGCGCCAAAGGCAGCACCGTTTGATTGACACGGCCGACACGCCGTTGTAGTGTTCGCCATGCCATTTGTAAAGCTCGATTGCGGCATTCTGTCGTCCACGCTCTGGGTGGACCGACCCGGCCGAGAGGTGTTCATTACAGCCCTCTTAATGGCAGAGCCGAAGGAAGTTATCGAGCCCCTCCCGCAAATCGCCACCGACACGCTCGATTACACCGGCTTCGTGGTCCCGCCTGGCTGGTATGGCTGGGTGGACGCTGCCGGCGTGGGCATTGTGGGCAGGGCCGGCGTCGAGCGCGACGTGGGCATTGAATCACTCAAGCGCCTGGCCTCACCAGACCCTGAGAGTCGCAGCAAGGCGTTTGAGGGACGGCGCCTCGTTCGCGTCGATGGCGGCTATGTCGTCCTCAATTTCATGGAATATCGCGACCGCGATTACACCAGCGCGGAACGGTCGAAGCGTTGGCGCGAGCGTCAACGCGCTAAACGACACGCCGTGTCAACCGTGACTGTCAATGACACGACACGCGAAACCGTGTCGTCACACCGTGATATCACGCAAGCAGAAGCAGAAGCATATACAGAAAGATCAAGATCAAAACACTTCACCGAACCGACACCACGACCATCGCCTCCGGCGAGCCTTCGCAAAGAGCGCTCAGCGACCGCCATCCCCCTCGACTTCGCCGAGTTCTGGAAGGTCTACCCGAACAAGACCGGCAAAGGCGCAGCCCTCAAAGCGTGGACGAAGCACACACCCACCCTCTCAGCCGTCCTCAAAGCCCTCGACTGGCAAACGCGCCAATCCGCATGGACGAAGGACAACGGCCAGTTCATCCCCCACCCAGCGACCTGGCTCAACCGCCAAGGCTGGGAAGACGAACCCTTCCACACCCCGCAGCCCACAAGCCACACCCAAGTTGATTGGAAAGCCGAGTGCGCTATCATCCACCACGGCGCCTGTCACACACGCCACTATCACGAACTCATGGCCAAACCTGAGCAGGACGTCAGATGACCGACGACATCACGCCGAAGGAATCCGAGATTAAGTGGCTCAGCGCCGCCGATGCCCTCGACGGATGGCTCGACCGTCACCCTGAACACGCCAAAGCCCTCGTCCTCGCCGGCCAGGAACTCATGGCACGACGTCAAGCCGCAATGATCGTCCCGACCGCCGAAGAACAAAACCGTAAGCCCAGCCGTCCGGACGTGAACGCCCCGCGCTATCGGCTGAGGCTCCCCATCAAGCCGCGTCGGCTGATCTGAATAATCTGAACTTTTATGGCTCAGAACGGTGGTGCACGCCCCAACAGTGGCCCCAAGAAAGGCACTGTATTCGCTAAGACGAGAGATAAGCGTGAGGCTGAGGCCAAGGTGCGGGAGGAATACAAACTCACGGCACAGCGAGTCCTAGAGGAAATCGCGCTCCACTCGTTCTCGAACGTCCAAGACCTCTTTGACGAGGCCGGCAACCTCAAACCCATCCACACGCTCACCCGAGCGCAGGCAGCGGCCATCTCGAGCTTCGAGGTCATCAAGAAGAACGCCGAGGCGGGCGACGGGGTGACTGACGTCGTTCACAAGGTCCGGGTGGTGGACAAGCTCAAAACGCTCGAACTCTTGGCCAAGCACTTCGCGCTCCTGACCGAGAAGCTCGATGTCAAAGGCGAGTTCACGTTCGGGTGGAAGGGCACGCCGCCGGAGGAGAAGCCATGACCCGCGCCCGATACCGCGCATTCAAGTGCCGACAGGGCGTGCATCGGTGGCACCAGCGAACCGAAATCGACGACGGTTTATTCTGGAAGACTTGCCGGGACTGTCGCCTGTCTGTGTCACATCCCGTCGTGTCGCGGGTTGACGTGCTCTATGGATTCGCCGTGCTGCGGCCACAGTATCCAGTCTCGTGGATGAGCGCTGGCGAGAGTGACTTTCCATTCGCTCCGGTCCAAGACGCCTGATGCCGCACGTGGAGCTAGATTACGAGCCCAGGCCACTCCAGTGGGCCTTACACGCCGCGCTCGACACCAACCGCTTCGTTGTCGCCGTCTGCCATCGTCGGTTCGGCAAGACCGTGTGCGCCGTCAACCAGCTCATCAAAGGCGCATTGACGTGTCAGCGTAAACGTCCTAGATACCACTACATAGCGCCGACATTTCGGCAAGGCAAAGCCGCGTGCTGGGACTACCTGAAGCACTTCGCGTCAGCCGTGCCGAACTGGGAGAAGAACGAATCGGAACTCCGCGTGGACTTCCCGAACGGCGGCCAAGTGCAGATCCTCGGCGCGGACAACCCCGACTCGATGCGCGGCATCTACTCGGACGGCGCAGTCTTTGACGAATACGGGTTGCAGCCGCCGAACGTCTTCACCGAGGTCATGCGGCCGGCCTTAGCCGACCGGATCGGCTGGGCCATGTTCATCGGCACGCCGAACGGTAAGAACCAGTTCTACGACATCGTCCAGCAGGCCAAGGTGAGCCCCGGCTGGTTCTTTGCCGAGTATCGAGCGTCAGACACCGGCATCGTGGACCCGAAGGAACTCGAAGCGGCGCAGGCCGTGATGACGAAGGACGAGTATCAGCAGGAGTTCGAGTGCAGCTTTGAGGCGAGCGTCAAGGGCGCGATCTACGCCGACGAACTTCAGGATGCGCGAGCGGCGCAGCGGATGACGCGCGTGCCGTGGGAGCCGCTGCTCCCGGTCAACACGGCGTGGGACTTGGGCGTCGGTGACTCAACCGCCATCTGGTTCAGCCAGTCGCTCTCCACCGGCGAGGTGCGGCTGGTGGACTACTACGAAGCGACCGGCGAGGGCCTGCCGCACTACGCGCAGATGCTCAAGGCGAAGGGCTACGCCTACGATCGGCACATCGCGCCGCACGACATCCGGGTGCGGGAGTTCTCGTCGGGCCGGTCACGGATGGAGACGGCGGCCAGTCTTGGCATTCACTTCGAGATCGCGCCGCAGATGTCGGTTGAGGAAGGCATCCACGCGGCCCGGATGCTGTTGCCTCGGTGCTACTTCGACGCCGAGCGGTGCAAGGCGGGGCTTGAAGCGTTGCAGCACTACCGGCGCGATTACAACTCCAGGCTGAACGAATTCAAGCCGACGGCGGTGCATGACTGGGCCGAGCATGGCGCGTCAGCGTTTCGGTATCTGGCGTTGACTGAGCGGGCGAAGGCTGAGCGGCGGCCGGCGAAGTTCACTCTGCCGGTGCTGCGTGGAGACACGGGATGGATGGGTTAGGGTTCATGGCCGTGGTGTTACAATCGGCGCCCATGCACGCGCTGGCGGTGGTCGCCTCCCTCTTCTCGGCCTGCGTCGTCCTGTCCGTCTCCGTGCAATCGGTCATTGAGTCGATCTTTCGACGGCTGTAGCTGATGCCCACCAAGCGCACGCAGCGTGAGATTCGACGCGCCTTCGGGCCTGAAGCGATGCAGGTCATTGCCGAGATGGCGATGAGAATCGAACGGCTTGAGCGCATTGTCGGACTGCCCGCCATGAACACCTCGCCCCGCAAGATGGTCGAAGCGCACGCCGACACGTCAGCCGACTAATGGCCAAAGACATCAAGCTCGGCAAGCCGATGTATCAGCGTGGCGGCGGCCGCGGCACGGCGCGACGTGTCCCACGGTCAGCAGAGCCGAAGTCCTCGGTCGCCGCCAAATACACACCGAAGGCTGACGCCGACCTTATCGAGCTGGCCCGGAAGCGGTTCAAGCAGTCCGAATCGGCCGACACCGAACAGCGCGAGCGCGAACTTGAGGACTTGGAGTTCTACGCCGGCAAGCAGTGGCCGCAGGATGTGCTGAACTCGCGTCAAGGGCTGCCGGGGAACGCGCAGTCAGGACTGCCGCCTGTCCCAGCGCGGCCGTCACTGACCATCAACAAAGTTCGCGCGCCGGTTCGTGCCGTGCTGAACCAGGAGCGGCAGTCGGAGCTCGGCGTGCAGATTGTCGCCGCCGATGACTTTGGCGATGCGGTCGGGCCGAGCGTCAGTCCCGAAGAGTTGATTCTTCGCGAAGGGCTCGTGCGTCGTATTCAGCGCGATAGCCAGGCACAGGATGCGCGGTCGTGGGCCTTTGCGCGCGCCGTCATTGCCGGCCGCGGCTACTGGCGCGTGATGACGAAGTTCGCGCCTGGTCGATCCGCCGATCAGGACATCTACGTCGAGCGCATCTACAACCAGGCGTCCGTCAGTCTGGACCCGGCGCATGAGCAGCCGGATGGGTCCGACGCCGAGTGGGGCTTCATCGGCACGGACATTCCCTACAGCCAATACGTGCGCGAATACGGCGAGATTGACGGCGCGACGAACCCGCTGACGAACGTGGCGTCGAGCGAGTGGCGCGCGCTGGGCGACGAACTGCCGGGCTGGTTCTCCGAAGATCGCGACATGCGCTCCGTGCGGGTAGTCGAGTATTGGTATACCGATTACGTCTCGACCGAACTCACGCATCTAATGAACGGGCAAGCGCTGCCGTCCGAAGAACTAACCGAAGCTGATGTGCTCGACCTTGACGAAGACGGGAACACGCAGAGCCACGTCGAGACGACCAAGGTTATCAAGTGGGTGAAGATGGATGGGGTGCAAGTCCTCGACGAGACGGACTGGCCCGGCCACTTCCTGCCGATTGTGAAGGTCGTCGGCGAAGAGTTGCAGCCGTTTGACAGCCAGCGGCGCAGCGAAGGACTTGTCAGGCCGTCACGCGACTCGCAGCGGTCCTACAACGTGATGGTCAGTAAGTGGGTCGAGCAGATCGGGCTGGCGCCGATTCCGCCGTGGATGGGTCCGGCCGGGTTCGATGAAGGCTACGAGCAGGAATACGCGCTGGCGAATACGCGCGCCCTCTCAGCCCTGCACTACAACTTCGAAGTCAACGGCAAGCCGCTGCCGGGGCCGCCGACACGCACGCCCATCACCACCGAGATTCAGGCCATTGCCGCATCAGTGCAACTCTTCGACCAGTCGATTCGCGATACGACGTCGGTGCCCGATGTCACGCTCGGCAACATCGACCCGGCGCTGAAACGAGCCGGTCAGGGCGGCATCAAGGCGGCGCTGGATCAAGCGCAGCAGGGCACGTCGCACTTCCTCGACAACCTGCAGCGGTCGATCCGCTACGAGGGCATCATCGTCAACGACCTGCTGTATCCGATTTACGGGCGCAAGGGTCGACTGGCGCGGATGATGACGAGCGCGGGCGAGACGAAAGCGGTGCCGCTGCATGTGCCGTTCGTGCCGCATCCGGAGACGCAGCAGCCGGTGACGTCGGTGCTGAACCCGATGCCTGGTGCTCCGGCACTCCCCGTGCCGCCCGATCATCCTGACGCCACGCTTTACACGCTCACGAAGGGCGCGACGTTCAACGTCACGATCAACGTGACGCAGAACAAAGACACGCGCCGCGAGCAGGTGGAGTCGCTGCTGTCGACCATCGTGCAGGCGGACCCGCAGCAGTTGCAGATTGTCGGCGACTTGCTCTTCAAGTATTCCGACGCCGAAGGCCACGAAGAACTCGAAGAGCGCTACAAGGCCGTGCTGGCGCCGCCGATTCAGGCGTTGCTCAACAAGGGCCAGCAGCCGACGACGCAGCAGCTCCAGCAGCAGAACCAGCAGTTGCAGCAGCAGATCGCGCAGATGAAGCCGGCGGCCGATGCGAACCAGGTGAAGCTCCAGATCGCACAGATGGACAACGCCGAGAGCCGGGCCGAGAAGCAGATCGACGCGCAGACGAAGATCGCCGTGGCGGAGATTGGCGCGAAGATTGACGACTTCAAGGCGCAGGTGCAGGTGTTGGCCACGCTCATCAACACGGTGAAGGAAGAGCGCTTGGCCGAGAAGCAGCACGCGCATGAAGCGCTGCAGGACTTGCACGGCGCGGCGCATGAGGTCGGACTCGCCGGACTGACGCACGCGCAGTCGCTCGCCGAATCGGATCAGGCGCATCAGCAGGCGATGGATCAGGCAAGTCAAGCCGCGGCGCTTCAACCGCCGCCGCAGGAGATGACCAATGGCCAGACTCAGTAAGAAGCATCGGGCCGAGTTGCCCGCGTCTGTCTTTGCCGGTCCCGGCCGGAGTTATCCGGTCGATACGCCGGGTCGTGCGCGAGCGGCGGCAGGGTTCGCGGCCATGCATCATGCGCCCGCCGCGGTGAAGGCCAAGATCAAGCAGAAGGCGAAGCGTCTGGGCGAACAGCATGACCCGATTGGCGAGATGCCGCGGGTGCATGAGCGGCACATGTCGCAGATGGGCCGGTTGCGCGCGCTCGGCGGGAAGATGTGCTAGGAGACGATATGCCGAAGTTCCTCGAAGACAAGCTCAAGGCCGAGTATCCCGATAACCCGCATGCCGTCTACGGCACCATGAACGCCATCGGCGCGATGCATGGCAACCAGGAAACCGCGAAGGGCAAGGCAATGGAGGCGAAGCACGCGAAGAAGATGCGCGGTGCGCGTCATCACGCCCAGGCCGGCACGCTTCGCGCCTTGGGCGGGAGGCAGCGCTAATGTCACTCGCGGAACACGAAGCTGAGTTCGTCCCGAAGCGTGGCGGCGAGTTTCAGCCGCGGCCGACCGGGGCGGTGAAGGCCGAATCGGAGACGGCTCCGGAGCCAGAGCCGGAACCGGTCGTCACGGGCGACGAGACGGCCGATGATACGGCGCGTGCGGACATGGAGCGGCAGCGGGCTGAGGCCGCCAATCCCGCGCTGAAGTTTCAGGAACAGCCGAAGCCGCGCGAGCGGCACCGCGCCAAGTCGCAGGAAGCCAACGCGGGCGACTTCGAGACGATTCGCAACCTCTCGGCCACGCTGAAGGAAAAGACGGAAGCCTGGTCAAAACTGAAGAAGGCCGAGGGCGAGTCGCCTCGCGTCTTGGCGCTCAAGCAGCGCATTCGTGGCATTGAGGCGGATCTGGCTGAAGCGGAAGGTTCAAAGCCGCCGCTGACCCGCGCGGAGCCAGTGCCTCAGCCGAGGGTGGCGCCCAGCGCGCCCTCGGCGTTTACCGAAGTCGAGCCGTCCTACAAGACGTTCGAAGCTGATCCGGGCAAGTATCCTGACCCGTATTTGGCCTACACGCGAGCGGTGAACGCCTACGACCGCAGAAAAGAGCGGTTCGACGAGCAGCAGGCGAAGGCCAAGCAGGATGCGGCCGAGTTCAGCACCCGCACGCAGCGCGAACAGGCCGAGGCGATCCAGCGCGAAGGCGAGGCGTATCTGACGCGCGCCAAGACGTTCGCCGTGGGCCATCCCGACTACTTCCAGAAGATCACCGACCTCCAACAGAAGGGCCACGATATTCCGCCCGTCGTCACCGCCGCGATTCGCCGCAGTGACAATGGACCCGAGTTGATGTATGCTCTCGCGCGTCGTCCGGATGTGCTCGATTCGCTGCTCCTCTCGAATCTCAGCACGCCCGTCACGGACGCCACAGTCGTCGCGATGCGACGGTATTTGACGGCACTCGTTGCGCCAGGTTCGGCCGGTCAGACCGGAGCGGCCACCTCGCCTTCTCCTGAACCGCGGGTTCCTCGTCCTCCCACTCCGGTGCGGACAGGCCCACTGAAGACGGGAACTGAACCTCCCGGCGACGGGGCTTCGTTGTCCGACCACGAGTCGTTCTACCAGCCCAAACGTCGTCGCTAAGGCTCGCTCCCGTCGCTGGAGACAGCGACTGTGAACACATTCATTACGCCGACTTGGGTGACCAAGGATACGGCGGTCAACTTCAAGAACTCGCTCAAGTTCCTCGGCCAGTTCGATCGCACCTGGGACAAGTCCTGGGAGAACAAGCCGCAGGGCGCCCAGATCGGCTACACCTCGCAGGTCCGCATCCAGCAGCGCTGGACGGTCACCGAGGGTCAGGCGCTCGTGCAGCAGCCCATCCTCAACCAGACGGTCCCGCTGACCATCAACCATCAGTTCCAGATCGGCATGGGCTGGTCGTCGGCTGACGATGCGTTGCTGGTCGAAGAAGTGCAGGACCGCTACACCAAGCCCGCGGGCCGCGCGCAGGCGTCGAACTGGGATGCGGTCGCCGGCCGCGAAGTCTACCGCTCGGTCTACACGTCCATCGGGACGCCCGGCACGACCATCACGTCGAACGAGACGTGGACGGATGGTGTCGCGGTGCTCGACAACCTCGCGATTCCCGACGAAGCCTACTGCGGCGTCGTGAGTCCGCAGCAGCGCTCGAAACTGCTGTCGACGAACTTCGCGCTCTTCCAGCCGAAGAACGAGTATTTCCGCACGGGCCAGTTCGCCGATGAGGCGCTCGGCGTCGAAGAGTGGTATACCGACCCGCTCCTGCCGACGCACACGACCGGCACGTTCACGACCGCGACACCCATCACGACTGCGGGCGGCCAGACCGGATCGACACTCACCGTCAGCGGCATGGGCACCTACGCGCTGAAGGCCGGCGACGTGTTCACGTTCGCGAGCGGCACGGCGGTGGACGCCGTCAACCCGATTGCCTATACCGACACGGGCATCGCGCAGCAGTTCGTGCTCACGCAGGACGTGTCCGGCACGACGACCGCCACGCTGAACATCAGCCCGGCGATCATCACGTCCGGGCCGCTTCAGACGGTCACGAACTCGCCCGATAACGGCGCGGCGCTCCTCTTCATGGGCGCGACCGGCATCACCGCGGCGACGATGGCGGCGACGCGCAGCAAACAGAACTTCCTCTTCCACCGCGCGGCGTTCGCGTTCGTCATGGCGGATCTGCCGGAGCGGCTGGCCGGGGCGCTCGCCAAGCGCGTGAACGACGACGAAGAGCAGCTCTCGCTGCGGTGGGTCGAGCAATACAACATCCAGACGGATCAGATGCCGTCGCGCGTGGACACCATTGGCGGTGTCGGCGTCATCCTTCCCTACTTCGCCCTCCGGGCCTGGAACTAGGAGTCCGCTGACATGGCACTCACCACGACCACGCTTTCGGCCGCGTGCACGCCGACCGATACGCAGATTTCCGTGACTTCGGCCACGGGATTCTCTGCGGGCTTCCTCGTCCAGGTGGACAACGAGATCATGGCGATTTCCAACGCCTACGTCTCTGGCACCATCATCCCGGTGCGGCGCGCGGTGAACGGAACCGTCGTCGCGACGGTCAATCACCCGTCTGGCGCGAACGCCACGGCGGGCGCCGGCTCGGACTTCGCCGGTCCGAACGCCTCGGTCATCGCGGCCTATGCGCTCTCGGCTCGGCGTCGTCGGGTCGATTCCTACACGGCGGCGGGCGCGATTGCGCTTCCGACCGCTGGTGAGGACGTGCTCGCCATCCTGAACGGAGCGACCGGATTCGATTACACCGTGGCCGCGCCGACGAAGGACAACGACGGGTCGCATCTGCTCATCATCAGCAACGTCGCCGCGACGTCGAACACGGTGACGTTCACAGGCGGACTGTCTGGCGCCGGCTCGAGCTACGACAAACTGACGCTCAACACGTCAGGCCCCGTGGCGATTTCGGCCTACGCCTGCAACGGACTGTGGTTCTCACCAATCGCCCCGGCCATGGGCGGCACCGTGACGAACCTCATCGCGACGATTGGTTAACGTCATGGCTGACTTTATCGAGCACTTTGAAGGGCCGGGGGGCGTCGTCTACTCCCCGGCCTCAGGCCATTCGAAAGAGCTGGCCAAGTGGGAGACTCGACCGCGGGCGGACGGCTCGGTGACGCAGCAGATGATCGATGCGGCACGTCGGGCCGGGGTCCATCACGGGTCGTTTGATCACATGGAATATCCGAAGGTGATGTATCACTTCGCACAGACACCGAACGGGATTCAGTTGGACGAGTTCCGCACGGTGCATTCGTCGGTCGAAGAGTCGAACCTGAAGTCGCGCGGCTTCCGGGCGGACCAGCTAGAGGCGGTCAAGGTCGTGGAAGACGCGAACCAGGACGCGGCCGAAGCGGCGGCGAACCGGGCGTTCCACGACCGACGCATGACGGCCAAGGCGCAGGCCGAAGCCGACGCGCTCGATTCCAAGGTCGCCCGGCATCTGGGCGAGATTCCAGCTGAACCGCTCCCGCCGAAGAAGCGCGGACGGCCGGCCAAGATCGTGGAGACGGCCTAATGGCGAAGCAGACGATCACGCAGGAAGGCGGCGCGTTTCTCGACGAGACGAAGCGCGACATCAACAACAACTTCACCGAACTCTACGCCTCGGCTCCGGTAGGGGCGCTGACGAACGGGCACATCCTCGTCGGCAATGCCGGCGGCGTGGCGACGGACGTGGCCATGTCCGGCGACGTGACGATCGCGAACACCGGCGCGACGACCATCAAGACGAGCGTCACGCTCACGACGCCCGTGCTGGGCGTGGCGACGGGCACGTCCGTGAACCTGTCCGGCGATTGCCGCGCGGCGACCTACCATGTCGGCGCGACGGCCGGCGCGAGCGGAACCGGGTCAACCATCGCGTCGATTACCGTCGTCAACGGCATCGTGACGGCTATTTCTGTGAGCTAGTCGTGTCGCGATGCCCACGACTGCGCTGCAGATTGCCACGCTGGCCTTCCGAGACATTGGTGTCCTGAGCCAAGGCCAGTCCATTTCGACGTTTCAGTCGCAGGACGCGCTCGTCAGGCTGAACACCTTCGTCGACAGCCTCGGGACGCAGCCGCAGTCGATGCCGTTCGTCGCCCGGTTGACCTTTGCGCTCATCTCAGGCAAGGGCACTGAAGCCAATCCCTATACGATTGGACCGGGCGGCGACTTTGATACCCCACGGCCGCTGCGTCTGAACGGCGCCGGCCTCATTCTCAACAGCCTGCCCGAAGGCCCGAACACGGTGGAGATTCCGCGCGGCGTCTTCACCGATGACGGCTACGAGGCGACCCAGCTCAAGGCGCTCCAGAACTCGCTGCCGACCTGCGTCTACTACCGGCCGACATTCGCCGCTGGCCTCGGGACGATCATTCTGTGGCCCGTGCCGAACACGGCCCAGAACGCGCTCGCACTCTACATCCAGCAGCCGATCGCGCAGTTTGCCGACCTCTCGACGGCCTACTACTTCCCGTATGGCTACGCCGAGATGTTCGAATACAACCTCGCGATGCGTCTCGCGCGGGCGTATGGCGTGCCGCTCGCGCAGATTCCTGACATCACCGACGCGGCGCGGCAGTCGCTCATGGAAATCAAGCGGGCGAATCTGAAACTGACCGACCTGCCGCAAGATCCGGCGATGACCGGTTCACGGCGCGGCGGCTACAACATCAACACGGGCGGGACGGGTTCCTACTGATGGCTGAGACACAGTCCGGTCAAGGCGTGCTCTCAGCGGCGCAACAAGACGTCCGGGCCTCGGTGGCCGGATTCGCTGGCGTGTCGATTCAGGCCACGGGCACCTTCAGCGGCACCATCAGTTTTGAAGGCAGCATTGATGGGGTGAACTTCGCGGCGCTCCTCGCCAGTCCGATTGGCGTAGCGACCGCCGTCACCAGCGCGACCGCGGCGGGGTTGTGGACCGGCACGTGTGCGGGCCTGCAGGTCGTCCGCGTGAGAATGTCGTCGTTCAGTTCCGGCAATGTGCTGGTGCATATCAAGTCGGTGCTGTCGTCCCCTGGGGGCTCTGGGAGCGGCGGCGGCGGTGGCGGCGGTGGCGTCGTCCAGATTTCGGACGGGTCCAACCCGGCGATTCTCGCGACGGTGCGACAGTATGCCGACAGCAACCCGCTGGCGGTGCAACTGACGGACAGTAACGGCGATCCGATTGCCGGGTCCGCGGTCACGATTGCCGATGGCGCGGACGTCACCGAAGGCGCGATTGCGAATACCGCGGTCACGGGTGACAACACCGGCACGGTCAGTGCCAAGTTGCGCGGGTTCAACAAAATCTGGGCCGACGTGTGGGACTCGTCCAACCACTGGCTGAAAGTCTCGATTCAGAACGCGACGCTCGCGGTGACGCAGAGCGGGTCGTGGGTAATCTCGGCCGGGTCGGCGCTCATCGGCAAGGTCGGCATAGACCAGACCACGCCCGGAACGACGAATGCGGTCGCCGTCACGACGGCCATTACGATCAAGCGCGTGGCGATTGCGGCGAGCTCGAGCGGCGACAACACCCTCATCTCGGCCGTGAGCGGCAAGAAAATCACCGTCCTCGCCTATGAGTTGTCCTTCAGCGGCACGGTGAATGCGAAGTTTACCGATGGCGCGAGCGGCACGAACCTCGGCGGCTTGTTCTATGGCGTGACCAATTCCGGTGCCGCGAATGCGCTGGCACTTCCCAGTTTCCTCTTTCAAGGCACGGCGACGACGGCGCTCATCCTGAACCTCAGTGGCGCGACCGCAGTCGGTGGCGGCGTCACCTATTACGAGGCGGCGTAAATGGCCGTACCCACGATTCTCATCGACTCGTCCAGCGGATCAGACTCGGCGGCCAGTGGGGCGGGGCCGTCGACTGCGCTGACTGGCACCGTTGCCGCGACCAACGGCGGTGGCACCGTCGTCACGCTGGATGCCGGCACCGTCCTCACGGGCGTCTCGACCACCGGATCAGACGTAATCTACGTAGTCGATCCCACGGCTGGCCATCGTCGATTCGCCTCCATCAATGCGACCTCCGGCAGCGGGGGGGCGACGCCCACTGTGACCGTGAATGAAGCCCTCACGGGGAGTCTCAGCGGCATTGCGTGGGCGATTGGGGGCAAGCGGGCCTCGCTCGGCAGCACAACCTCGCGCCTGCTGGTGAACAACAACGGCAGCAGCGGCGATGCGATGCCGGGCTGGACGATGCAGTTTCAGTCCGGGCACACGGAAACGACGACGCGATTCGATCTGCAACGCGCTGGGGATACGACCACTGGCCCCATCACCATCGAAGGCATCGCGGGGGCGGGCGTGAAGCCCCTGCTGACGTTCACCGACGATGACCGATCCTTCGTCAACAACGCGGCCTCGTGGCAACTGCGAAACTTTTCAGCGAAGAACAGCCACGGCAGTCCGGGCACCGGATGCTCGTTCGTGTTCGTCAATTCGACCCCGTTCATCCTGGACGGCCTCACGATTGGCACCGTGTCGGATGTCTATTACGCGGGCATCGTCACCGGCGGTGCGGTATATCTGATCAGGAACTGCGAAGTGGGGTGGTGCTCGGGTGGAGACGGCATCGGCGCAGGCGTGAGCGACCCCCAGATCGAAAACTGCTACTGCCACGACAACGCCGGTCACGGCATCAACGCGAGCGGGGGCGTGATCGATCTCAACATCGTGAACAATATCTGTGCGCGGAACGGCGGCGACGGCATTCTCATCACCGGGGGCACGGACTTCAGCCGACGCACGTATCGAGTGGCGGCGAACACGTGCGACAACAACACGAGCCACGGCATCGAGTTCGACGGCCTGATGACGTCCTTCAACGCGATGGACTACCTGAACAACATCCTGTCGAATAACGGCGGATGGGGGCTGAAGTTCCATGCCAGTCAGACGTTGCCGGAGCTGCAGGCCAACGGCGCCCGCGGCGACAACAACGACACGTTCAACAACACGTCCGGCGCGTGCAGCGTCACCGGCTTTCTCACCAACGACCCGGGACTCGACCCCCAGTTCACGAATGCGGCGGCCGGCGATTTCACCATCGGCACCAACCTTGCCGCGAAGGGATACCCGAGTCTGGTCGGCGGCTCGCAGTAAATGGCGACCACGTCCACGGTCGACATTGGGGCGGTCCAACGCAAAGAAAGCGGCTCGCCTGCGCCCAATACGTCCTATGTGGACATCGGGGCGTCTCAACGAAGTGGCACTACTCCGCCTCCGGCCGCCTACTGCTACCGCCGCACGCTGACCGTCGATCACACGCAATGCGGCACGGCCAACTCGACTGACTTCCCCGTCGTGGTGCGGCTATCCGACGCGACATTCAAGACGGTCGCCAATGGCGGGCACGTCCAGCACACGACGACCTCGAACGGGCAGACGGTGCCGGCGGATCTCAACTTCTACAGCGACCTCGCGCTGACGACGCCGCTCAACTACGAAACGGAGTCCTACGACCCCACGACCGGCGATCTCGTGTGCTGGGTGAAGCTGCCGACGCTGTCTCATACGGCCGATACCGTGTTCTACATGGCCTATGGCGATGCCGGGACGACGACGTTTCAAGGCAACGTCAACGGCACGTGGAATAGCAACTTCAAGGGCGTCTGGCATCTGCCGAACGGATCGTCACTGGCGGCCACGGATTCCACGGCGGGCGCGCATACCGGGACGATCACGGGACCGGCGGCCACGGCTGGCACCATCGACGGGGGGGCGTCATTCCCAGGCAGTAGCACGAACACGATCAACTTCGGGGCCAGCGCCGACTGGAACTTCGCGGGCGGATTTACCGTGTCGCTGTGGATGAAGATCGGCGTCGATGCGGATGGCTTTCTGCTCGGCATCCACAACGGATCGACCGCCTTCGCCTTTGAACTCGTGCAGACGCATTTGGTCGGCGGCGATGGCATCCTGTGGGCCGTGAATGGGGCGAGCACACAGGCGCACTATTTCGTGAGTGTGGCTGACGGCAACTGGCACCAGATCGTCGGCACCTGGAACAGCGGCACGCAGATTCCCACCTTGTATGTCGATGGAGCCTTTGTCGCATCAGGCACCGCCTCGGGTGCATTCGGCGGGTCGTCGTCCATCGCCCTCACCGCTGGCAACGACGCGGGCGGCGTGGGCGTGTTTGGGCTCTATGCCGGGACCTTAGACGAACTCCATGCGGCGAATGCGCTCCTCTCGACTGACTGGATCACGTCTGAGTTCAACAACCAGATGCCGTCCTCGACATTCTTCAGCCTCAGCGGCGAAACCTTCCTCTGCGGCAATGCGGTAAAATCCTCCGGCATTCGTGGCTGGAGCTGGGGGTTCTAACATGATGATTGCGGCCTACAAACTGTGGATGGTGCTGGCGAGTCTGCCTGTTCTCGGGTTCTTCTTTCGCCGGGCGACGACTATGCACGCGATGGAAGGTGGCGGCGGAGCAGGCGAATCTCCGGCGTTGCCCATCACGGCGGCCGTTCCTGACGTGCGGCCGAACGGCATTGACGAGGCCATCCGTCAGGCGTTCGATGACTGCGGACTGCCGCTGCACAAGTTCGCGCCGGACTTCGACGTGGCGTCCACGGGCAAACTGAACGAAGTCATCCACCACGCCTCGGCGCGCATGGGTCGGTCGCATCCGATTCGGACCGTGCGTGACGTCAACGCTCTTCTGAAGGGAACGCGCTAATGTCGCTCTTGAACGAAGGCTTCAACGTCTATTACCCGATTACGCCGAGCGACAGCGTCAACATCCTGTCCGGCTTGACGGATTCGATCTACGTCGGGACGAAGGGATCGACCGGCACCATCGTCGCGGTGATGCAGGATTTGCAGGTGGCGACGTTTGTCGGCCTCATCCCCGGCACGGTCTATCCGATTCGCTGCGTCCGAGTGAACTCGACCACGACGGATGCCTCGAACCTCGTCGCGCTGTATATCCGGTAAATGGGCGCGTTCCCCGGCTTCATCGGTCCATCCAATCGCACGACCTCGCGCTCGGTGAGTGTCGAGCGGACGATTGATTGGTATGCCGAACAGATCACCGACGGGACGCCGAAGGCCCCCTGGCACTTCAACCCGACGCCATGCCTGACACCGTTCACGGGCCTGTATGCCGGCCCCGTGCGCGCGCTCTTCGGGCAGAACAACCGCGTCTTTGCGGTCGGCGGCGGCGTATTTCACGAAGTCATGGCCTCGCAGGTGAGCGTGCTGAAAGGCCTCGTGGCGATTGACGGCAGCCCCGCGACCATCGCCAGTAACGGACTCGCCGGCAATCAGGTCATGGTCGTCTCGGGCGGATTGGGCTACATCTATGACCTCGCGGCCAACACGTTCGCGCAAATCACGTCGCCAGACTTCCCAGCGAATGTGCGATCCGTCGTGTTCTTTGACGGCTACTTCATTGTCCTTACGGCCCTTGGTGAGTTCTTCCTGTCCGACCTCGAGGACGGCACGACGTGGAACGCCCTGGACTTCGCCGCCGAGTCTCAGTTTTCCGATACCGTCGTCGCGATGACGGCGACCAATGACAACCTGTGGCTCTACGGCACGCAGCACATCGGGCCGTGGTATGACTCGGGCGATCCGCTGTTTCCGTTCACGCCGGTTCCGGGTTCGGTCATGCAGGTTGGCACGGCGGCGCCGTTCTCGGCGTGCAACCTCTTCACGACGCCCGTCTGGCTGGGCCAGAACGCTGACGGCAACGGCATCGTCTACGCGGGGAACGGTTATCAGCCGACGCCCGTGTCGTCCTTCGCGCTGAATCAGGCCCTCGCCACGGTAACGGCCTCACAACTCTTTCAGTCTGTCGCCTGGACGCATCAGGACTTGGGCCATTCGTTCTACGCGCTTCAAGTGCCGGGCCTGCAGACGACGTGGTTCTGGGATCTGACGACGCGAGAGTGGCACGAGCGCGCCGTGTGGAACGCGACGAAAGAAACGTATGAGCGGCACTTCGGCCAGAACCACACCTATGCGTTCGGGAAGCATCTGGTGGGGGATCGGCAGAGCGGCGTGATCTACTCGATGGACAGCACGCTCAACGAAAACCTGCTGTATGTGGTCGCCTGATGGCAGCCCCCACGAACATCTCCGCGCTCACGGCGACGGCGATGAGCACGAACCAAACCATCACGCAGCGCGTCGATGATAGCGGCACGACCTACACCGTCTGGTTCAAGATGCTGGCTGACGTTGATGGCGTGGTGGGCGTATGGCCGTTTGGCGACCTGACGACGTATGAGCCGCACTCGCAGGTGTTCTACAACGACGGCACGACGCAGTTCATGGACTACAAGTCACCGAACAGTTTCGGGTCCACGAACACGAATCTGCCGTTTCTGATCCCGGTCACGGCCGGCATCACGTATTACTTCAAGATTCCTCCGAACGCCGGCAATCCGTCTCCGGCCAACCTGACGATCTCGACCGTCTCGTTCACGTCATCCTCATTGCACGCGGGCGACTTCATTAACAACCGCGAGGAAGACGACAGTTTTGAGCACCCGCTGACGGTGATGGCGCAGACGGCCTACACGTCTCGCGCCTTCGTGCAGCTCGCGCCGCCGATTCCAGGTGCGCGCGATGGCAGCGGCTTACCGCACGGCGATCAGGGCGCGATTCTGAACGACGGTCACTTCTTGTATTTGGACAACGGGTTTCTCACAGGCAAGATTTACGACCAGTTTTTCAACGTCGTCGCGACGGTCAACTACGCCGGCACGCATAAGTTCCTTGTTGGGTCCAATCGGACGAGTGCTCATTTCTACGTCGCGCATCAGGCGTCACCTGGCGGCATCTTCACGATTGACGAACTGAGTACGGCTGGCGTGCTGACGAATCAGTGGGCTACCACGATCACGTCCATCGACGCGATTGCGGTCAACAACGACGCGACGATCCTGTATTACGCGACGTCGTCTCTGAGTGCCACGATCAAGAGTTGGAACCTGCCAGGCGCTTCGGCGCTGCCGGACATCGAAGCCCTGACGAGTTTTTCGGTGTTCGACATCCTCTACTTGCAGGACAACACGATCCTCATCGACGCCTTGGGCACATCTGGCGGCGCTCCGCATCAGGTCATCGCGAAGCAATACGCGACCAATGGGACGATCCTGCACACCTACGACTTCGGCACGCTCTGGCGGAACGACCTGAACCCGCCGCGCATCGGCTACGCGCTGGATTCTCCGGCCTCGTTCTGGATTCGCCTTGCCCCTAATGCGGACCAAGGCAGCGACACGTTCAAGCACGTCAAGATTAGCGATGGGTCGATTCTTGACACCTTCAATCAGGCCAACTACCTCTTCGGCCAATACATCGGCACGGCCACGGCCACACCGCCGTCTCGGTTCGGTCAAGAAAAGGCCGGGGCGCTCTTGGTGGCTCCGCTTGGTGGTGTGTCACCATCTGCGCTGCGTCCACCGTGGCCGCTCGTGCCCCCGTTTGTGTCGGGCGTGGGCGGACTTGAAACTGTGCCGCAGCGACGGCTCCGCGTGGCGCCGCACCTCTCGGCCGAGCAGTTCAACATCTTTTACGACCAGTTCACGCTCGACCTGCAAGTGGGCAACGGCGTGCTCGTGGGCCAAGGCGTGAACCCGCAGATCATGCTGCGAATGTCGGACAATGGCGGCTACACGTGGAGCGATGAGATCCTGCTTGATACTGGCGCGCAGGGTCAATATCTGACGCGCGTCACGGCGAACGGCCTCGGCCAAGCGCGGGACCGCGTGTTCGAGATTTCGACGTCTGATCCGGTGTCGTGGTCGATCATCGGCGCGTATCTGAACACGCGGAAAGGCCGCTGGTAATGGCACGCGGTCAAGGCGTCAACCCGTTCGGCATGCCCACGGATGCACAGCCCATTTCGGACACTCGCGGGATCGTCACGATTCCGTGGCGGCTCTATCTGGCGAAGTTCGGACAGACGCTCGTCAACACCTACGTCACGCACACGGGCAATCTCACGGTTGACCATCTCGTGCTGGGCAATGGCGGCGGCGACATCAAGTCGATTGCCGCGCATGATGGCGAAGTCCCAATCGGATCGACCGCGGACGGGACGGTCGTCGCCTCCACGCTCACGGCTGGCGCCGGCATTGCCATCACCAACGCCGCGCACAGTATTACGATCCGAGCGACAGGCGCCGCGTCATTGATTCCACTCGTGACCGGCGCCGAACCGCCAGTCCTCGTCAGCGATGGTGCTGGCCATCTCATCTTGGTGCCTGCCGCATGAGCGATTCAGCCCTCAATGAGTTCGTTTCGCAAGGCACCACGACGCAGCGATTGGCGCAGACGCCAACGCCGCCGACACCTGCCAGCGGCAGTCCCTTGGGCTACTTCTGTTGGGATCACACGCTCCAGCAGATGTTCGCCTATGACACGATCGCTGCCGCGTGGGTAGCTGTCGCCTCGGTCGCAGGCACGGGCGTCACTGGCACAGGGCTGACGTCAGGCGCGGTCATCGTCGGCGCTGGAAGTTCCGCCATTGCGGCCGATGCGACCTTAGCTAAGATCAAAGTGGCGACCATCACCGTGAGCGATGCCGCGGCCAAGACGTTGCCGACGACGCCGGTGCTCCTGATCGCGGCACCCGGCGCAGGCTTTCGTCTCGTGCTGCACCTCGCGACGCTGCGATCTGCGCTGACTGGTGCCTACACGAATGTGGACGCGACATGCTTCAGTTACCTTGCGCTCGGGGCCGATGACATCAGCAACTACATCGCGAATGACGCGACGACCTCTCCAGTCTTAGCAGACGCGACGAATCTGTTCCACACGAATGCACTCTCGACGGTGGAGTTGGTGAACTTCAGCCAAGTGACCACGCCGGCCGTGAATGATTGGGGCAATGCGGCGCTCGTGGCGGCGAACGATTACAACAACGTCGCCATGAACTGGGTCGTGACGAACGGCGCGGCCGGCAACTTCACGGGCGGCAACGCGGCGAACTCGTGGAAGTGGCACATCTATTACTCAGTGGAGACGGTGCCATGACGCCGACCGAATACTGGATCGGATGGCGATGGCACGGCGCGATCTTCATCATCGCATTCACGGTGATTTTCTGGACTGTGGGCTACTTCGTGCTCAAGGCCACGCGATGATAGCGGCGACTGTTCCTACTCGGCGACCCTCGCGGCGCTGAAGTCCGTCAAGTGAGCGACGAAAGGCGTAGAATACGGTGACTTTTCATGGCTAACCTCCCGGAAGCGGATTACGCCAATCTCGACAAGCTGAACGCGGCGATTGCGTCGGACCCGACATTCCACTATCTGTCGCTCCACGCGAACAACGGCGACCAGCAGTCGATTCAGGCGCTCAAGGACTTGGCGGCGTCCAAGGGCTTCCCGGTGCCGGATAACGTGGCATGGGACGCCGGGTCGTTTCAGAACACGGGCGGATCGATTCCGACGTGGATGAAGGTGGCCGGCATCGGTTTGGGCGGGTTAGCGACATTGGGGCTTGCGGCCCCAGCCCTCTTCGCAGGTGGGGGCGGAGCCGCAGCGGCTGGCGGCGGCGCCGAAGCGGCTGGGGCTGGCGCCGGAGGGGCCACGGCAGCCGGAGTTGGCGGTTCGACAGTCACACTCCCGGCGCTGACGGGCGGTGGATTGACGATTGATGGCGTTCCTGCCGTGGGCGCGACACTCGCGAGCGGCGGCCCGATCCTGTCTGCTGGTGCCGGAGGGGGGGCCGCTGGTGCGGCCGGTGGGGCCTCTGGCGGGGCGGCGGGTGGCGCGGCCGGGGCAGGCAGTGGCTTCCTCAGTGGACTTGGCAAGATCGCCGGGCCGCTCATCAGTGGCGGCTTCGGCCTCGCTGGTGCGGCGCTCCAGGCCCACGCGACCTCAGATGCCGTCAAGGCCAACGCGCAGATTCAGCAGGAAGCACTCGACTTCGAGAAGGCGCAACTGGCGCAGAAACAGGCGGCGCTGCAGCCGTATGTGGACACGGGCAATCAGTCGCGCGGCCAACTGGCCTATCTGCTCGGCATCGGCCCGAACAACGGCCCCAATCCAATCAGCACGAACACGCCGATGCCGGCGCAGGTGCAGATGCGTGACCCGAACGGACAGATTGAGTCGGTCCCCGCCAGTCAGGTGGCGCATTATCAGTCGCTCGGAGCGACCTTGGTGAACGCATGAGCTGGTTTGACGAGAACGCTCCAGACGACGGCTCCGGCCGCGGCGGCAATCCTCCGCTCGGCTTTGACTCCGGTAACGGCGGCACGCCACCGGCGCCGACAGGCGGCACCATGTCGCCACAGGGCGCCCCGAACGGCCTCGGCGGTCTTGGCTCGCCCAATGCGCCCGGCTATCAGGCCCCGCAGCAGATTGGCCCACAGCCGTCCGGTGCGGCTCCTGGTGGGGCGCCGGCAAGCGGCTCGACCGATTGGTCGAACTACACGGGCAACCCGAACGACCCGTCGCAGATTGCCGCCTATGTGCAGTATCTGTCGACGCTGCCGGGCGCGGACCCGACGCTCGCCTCAGACCCGAGTTACTGGATCGGCAAGATCACCGAAACGGGCGGTCTGACGCAGGGCAACATAGGCTACTGGAACGGCCGCAGTAAGGCCGGCGCGGGCGGCTCTGGTGGCGGCGGTGGTCAGGGCGGCTTTGGGTCGCTTGCGGCCGGTTACGGGCAGACCTTCGGCGCCCCGTCGCTCGCGGACTTCCAGAACACGCCCGGCTATCAAGCGATGATTCAGCAGGGCGAACAGGGCATCCAGCGGAGCGCCGCGGCGAAAGGCTCGCTCCTCACGGGCGGCACGCTGAAGGCACTGGGCAACTACGACGTGAACGCGGCCAACATGAACTACGGCGACGCGTTCAATCGGGCGCTGCAGACGTTCAACACGAATTACGGCGTCTACTCGAACGACCAGAACCGGGCGCTCGGCCAATACGACACGCTCTACAACGGCGGCCTGAACGCGATTAACGCGGGCTACCAGTAAAGTGGGTGCCTTATAGGACTTTTGGACTTGATCGCTGGCACGTATCACGACATCGGCCAGCAGAAGCTGGACGCCGGGCTGCGCTCTGGCCAGATTTGGGGCAACGCGCTCGCCTCGCTCGGCCAGATTCCGGGCCAGATTCAGCAGCAGAAACAACAAGATCTGGAGAACCAGCAGCGCCAGCAGCAACTCCAGATCGGTCAGACGCAGTTGGCAGGGCTGAAAGCGGAACAAGCGAGTCAAGCCGCAGCGCAGCAGGTGTTGTCGGACCCTGCGGTGATGAATCCTGACCACACCTACAACTTGCCGGTGCTGTCGCAGAAGCTCGGGGCGGCTGGCATCTCGCCGACGGTGCAGGCGAACTTGCTGGACACGTTCGGCAAACTGAACACATCATTCGCGAAACAGCACGAAGATCAGTTGAATGCTGACGGCGATCTGGCGAACGGTGCCCTCGAAGGCCATGACGCCAGCAATCCGCTGACAAAGGACGAAGCGCAGTGGTATTTGGCGGCGGCCGTCACGCAGGGGCGTGCGACACAGGCGCATATCGACCCGTTGCTGCAGCAGCTTGCGAACGGCACAGACCCCACGCAGATCTTCAAGACGGTCAAGAGTTTCGCGCCGAAGTATGGCGGCCCCGCGAAGTTCACTGCCGTCGGGCCGAACGGCGTGCTCAACGAATCGACCGGTCAGGTCATCGGCGGCGAACCGAAGGCCGCGACGGCCGCCGAGCAGGAAGTGGACGCGCAGAAGCTCGGCACGAAGGACGAGACGCCGACGTCGCGCTATTCTGCGGCAGCGGTGGCCGCTCGGGCGGCGGCGAAGAAGAAGGAACAAGACCCCACGGAGTTCGGAACGTTCAAGGATGCGTCAGCGAAAAAGTTGACGGCGAATCCTGATGCCACGTGGTCGGATCTCACGCCCGATCAGCAGTTGGCCGTCATTAAACAGTTCAAGACGCTCACGACGGACGAATCCGCAGCGGCGGCGGCGGATCGGCAGACGAAGACGATTCAACAGCAGATTGCCCAGCAGGGACGCGCGCAGGACTTCACGGAGTCTCAGGCGGGCCGCAAAGAACTTGGCGACAAGATCGAAACACCCTACCGAGATGCCCAAGAGAAGGCCGACATCCTGCGAACGGTCGTGCAGGCCGCGAAGAATGGCAATCTCGAAGCCGCGGCGGTCCAGAAGCTACTCGGCACGCTTGGCGTCGTGACGACCGAAGGCGTTAAGCGCATCAACGGCACCGAGCTCGAGCAGGTCGGAGGCGCTGGTTCGCTGTGGGACAATATCAAGAGTCGCGCCGGCAAGATCACGGCTGGTCAGCCGCTCGATCCGAAGTTGCAGGACGACCTCGTGCAGTTAGCTGGCCTCCTAGAGCAGTCGGCTTACAAGAAGTATTCGAGCGGCTTCGATGCGACGACGAAGCGTTACAAGTTGACGGACGAGCAGAAGTTGCCCGATCCGAACGCACAGTTCACGCATCAGCCCGTGCCGGGTCATCCGGGCACGTTCGCCAGTTCGACCGATGGCGGCAAGACATGGAAGGTGGACGGCGGTGGGTGATCCGCAGCAGACCTCTACGCTGAAGCCTGGCCAAGACGTGAGTTCGCTCATGGCCGGGCAGGATGTGTCTTCGCTGATGGGTGGCACGGCACCACCGGCGACGCTGACGCCTGAAAGCCATCCGGCCGTCGCGGCCGGTGTCGGGCAATTCTTCTCGGATCTCAATCCGACCTCGCTGGCGGAACTCATCGCGAAGAATCCAGGCGATCCGATTGGGGCGGTGCTGGGCGCGCTAGGCCAGTCGTCCAAAGAACACGTCAAAGCCGGCATGGATGCGATGGACAAGGGCGACCATGCGGCCGCGGCTTCGCATTTTGTCGGCGCGGTGCCGGTTGTCGGCCCTGTGGTGGACAAACTGTTGACCTCAGTGCGGAACAAGGACGAGAAGGGCATCGCGGAATCCTTGGGCTCATTCGCGGCGCTCGCGGCTCCGGTCGTGGCCTCTGGCGGCGCCGCGGCGGCCGGTGAAGCGGTCGCGCCGAAGATTGGCGAAGCCGCTCAAGCGCGCGCCGTGTCGAACGTGGCCGACGCGCTAGGTCCGATCAACAACTGGGGCCGCTCGCGCTCGGGCAAGCAGTTCTCGCAGATGGCCGAAGAGGCGGCACCGGACGTGCTCGCGGCGAAGCCTCCGGCGACCGCGCTCTCGCGCGATGCGCTGGCGAAGTTCGTCACGAAGCAGTTCGAGAACTCATCAACGGCATGGGAAACGGCCGAAGATGCTCGCTTCAAGGGTCAATCGCTGCCTACGCAGCCGATCGTCAACGAACTGCAGCAGCGGCTCGACGCCATCACGGCGCATCCCGTGCCTGGGAACCAAGTGCAGCGCACGGCAGTCACGTCGACCAGCCCGATCCTTGATGCCAGCGGGAAGCCAATTCAGACGACCACGCTCAAGGCGCAGCCGATTGGCGAGGACGTGCCCAAGCCGAACACGGACGCACAACGGGCCGTGCTTCAGGATGCGATTGCAAGGTTGAAGAAGCTTGGCCCCATCGCGCGCTACGATGACCTGCGGACGTTGCGACAGGGCTATGACCTCGGCGCCGACTACAAGCCGTCGCCGCTCTCGACGCCAGAAGAAAACGTCACGTCTCAGCAGAACTCGGCGGGCAACCGCATCGCGTCAGGCGCCATCCGAGACACGCTCGCCAAGGCCGATCCGAAACTGGCGCAGGCGAACGCGCAGTTCTCGATGTGGAAGAACGCGCAGGATGTCGTCGCCGCAGCCGATGAACTCAACCGCACACAACCCAAGGGCGGCAGTTTTCAGGCCGTGCAGAAAGTCATGCCGATGGTGCTCGGCGGGCTCGGTGGCGCGGCCACGGGTATTCCAGGCGGCGCGGAGATCGGCGGCTTCATCGCTGGCGCATTGAAGATGGCCAAAGACGGCGGCTATACGACGCAGGTGGCGACGGCTCGCTACTTGTCTGACTTAGCTGACGCCATCAAAGCCGGGAACGCACCGAAAGTGTTCCGCACCATCGCGGCCATCTCTGCCGCCACAGGGATGCAGGTGCCGGCTATCAATCAGTCGCTTGCGGGACTCCAGCAGCCCGTCATCAACACCGGACAACCCGTCAATGTCGCCGGAGGCATACGCTAGATGTCGCTCCCGCTCTCGCTCCTCTTCGGCAAGTGGCAGCAGTTCACCGACGACCTCGGGGCACCGCTCGCCAACGGCAGCCTCAAGTTTTTCATCGCCGGCACCACGACGCCGCAAGCGGTCTATGCCGACAGCGACGGCATGACATCGCTCGGCACGACGGTGGACTTGAACGGCGCGGGCCGGCCGTCGTCGGGATCGAATCTCGTCGGTGTCTACCTGCTGCCCACCGGCTACAAGGTGAACGTCTACAACCAAGCCGCCGTGCTGCAGAGCTCGACCGATGACGTGGAAGACGTCGGATCGGCGTTCCTCGCAGACTTGGCGAACATCTGGGCGACGGGCTCGAAGTCGGTCACGACCGGCTACACCGTGGCTGACAGCGATAACTGGGTGTCAGTCTCCGAACCGACGACCAATCCGGCCATTCTCAACTTGCCAGCGGCGGCCTCTCGAGGCGGCGTGCTGTTCGTGCAGAATATCGGCCCGACGCCCGTATCGGTCACGCCGAACGGGAGCGAAACCATCAACAGTATCGCTGGCGCCTATGCGTTGCCGATTGCGGCGTCCCCCGTGTTCCCGGCGCTGCTCCTGCTGTCCGATGGCGTGAGTAACTGGCTGGCATTCCAGAGCCTTGGCGCGCACTAACCACTCAGGAGACAGAACCATGAAGCATCAGACTGAGCACGACGCCCACGTGGCGGCCGTCACCGCCAGGATCGCCGCGATTCCGGCCTCAGACCACCGCGGCCGATTCCTCACGGCGGCCGCACCCATCATCGACAAGGGGCTGGAGATTCTGGACGATCCGACACTCGACCCGTCCGACAAGGTCGAGCTGGTCAGAGAGGCGCTGAACGAACTGCGGCACAAGGGCCTGCATCAGATTGCGGATCAGATTTTCTGAAGTATGGCTCGGGACGACCGGACCTCCGTGCGGTTGTTTATCTGGCTCCGCACGGGCGAAGTGATTGAGCAGGCGTGCTTTAAGCATCAGGTGGCGAAGACGACGCGCCGGCTGATGGCCCGTGGCTGTTACGCGCGGGTGTGGTCGACGGATCACACGCGAGAATCCTTGAGCCGCGTGGACCGGATTGAATGGACGACATAGGACTCCTACGACAGCGGAGCGCAGAATGGTAGGATTTCGGTTAAATTATGGCCACTCATGGACGTGACGCCGCTCCTCACCGCGCTGGACAAATACGGCGCGCTGTTCGTGTTGGCCGCCCTATTGGCTTCGGGGTGGCTGATTCCGAAGAGCGTATATTTACGGGAAGTGGTGCGCGCCGACACTTACGAGAAGCTGGCCCAGAATGCCTTGGAGACGATGGCACGGTTGGTGAATCCGCCCAAGCCGTGAAGTGGACGATCTCGGCCTTCTGGGATTATCTGGCCGCCAAGTGGAACCCACGCTATGTCGTGAGCATGGCGAAGGCGCGGGAACTGGAGACTAAAGTCGCCGCCTATCGCGACGTGGTGGAAACCGCGATTACTCGCGCGCAGGCACGGCCGGTCGTGGATCGTCACGATCCGTCGTGACGGGCTGACGCCTGACGACGATCACCTTCTGCTCCCAGTCCTCGCAGACGTAGTCGCGTCCGACCATCGCGCTTATGTGACTTTCTTCCATCGACGCCGTTGGGCTGCATTGGCGCATAAGCGGCACCTTCTTTTTCCTGATTTGTAAGTCGCATTTACTCCGGGAAGGTTGAGGTCATGCAGACCGTTTCTGCATAAGCCGTCTAATCGAACCCACGGATGTCGCCCTTTACGGTTCATATCGTCGGTGTTGTCTTTCGCCGTTCCCAAGAACAAATGAGCGGGATTCACGCATGCGCGCACATCGCACTTATGGAGCACCCACAGGCCATCAGGAATGGGTCCGTGAGTTAACTCCCATGCCACTCGATGAGCCGGTGCCACGCGACGAGGATTACAGACGCCGATCTTCCCGTATCCCTTGTTGCTGAGTGTCGCGGTCCAAAGCCAACACGTTTCTGTTTTGAGGACTTTTGGCCAGAATAGATCTTGAAGTGGAGTAGGCTTAATGCCGGGCCGCATGTTGGCATCCTTCCGAGATGCGAACGTCTGCCAAGGGCGCGGCGCGATTCCCCATGAATCGGTCGCGTCCGTTTATTTTACCTTTATTTCAGCCGCCTGTTGACGCTTCAGCCACATGGATGTGGCTTCAGACATGACGACTTTTGCGGAGGTAATAATAGACTTGACTCACAGGCTTAATCCTGCCATGATTCCCTTATGGCAACCGCGAACTGGCCCAAGACGCTTCAAGAGGCGGTGATCTACTTCTCGAATCCGGACACCTGCTTTCAGGCGGCTATCCGGATGCGCTGGAGCGGCGGCCCGGTGGCTTGCCCGACCTGCGGTTCGACCAACGTTCATTTCATCGCCACGCGCCAACTGTGGCGCTGCAAGGGCGAAAAACACGCCCGTCAGCAGTTCTCCGTCCGTATCGGCACGGTGATGGAGGACTCCCCGATCTCCTTGGACAAGTGGATGGTCGCCATGTGGCTTCTGGCGTCCGCGAAGAACGGGATTTCGTCCTACGAACTCGGTCGGGCCATTGGCATCTCGCAGAAGTCCGCGTGGTTCCTGCTCCACCGGATTCGGCTGGCGATGCAGGCGACGAACGGCGGCAAGCTGGGCGGCTCGGTCGAAGCGGACGAAACGTTCATCGGCGGCCGTGCGCGGAACATGCACGCGGGACGCAAGGCGCGTGTCCTGAAGGGCCGCGCGAGCGGCACAGTGGGCAAGATGGCCGTGATGGGTCTGCTCCAGCGCAACTCGCCTGACGGGCATTCTAAGGTCGTGACGGCCATCGTGCCGAACGTGCGCCGCTATCCGCTGCAGATGCAGATCCGGAAGCACGTCAAGACGGGATCGACGCTCTACACCGATGCACTGCGTTCTTACGAGACTCCTGCCGCGTGGGGCCCGCAGGATCTTTACGTCCACAAGGTGATCGACCATGCCGAGCGTTACGTGGACGGCGAAATCCACACGAACTCGATGGAGAACTTCTGGTCGCTCCTGAAGCGCACGATTCGCGGCACATACGTATCGGTCGAACCGTTCCACCTGTTCCGCTACTTGGACGAACAGACGTTCCGCTTCAACTCGCGCAAGATGACGGACTCGGAGCGGTTTGAAGCCACGGGCCGAATGATTGTCGGCAAGCGACTGACGTTCAATGCGCTGACCGGACGTGACCTCTCGGAAAGTCGAACGAACTAACGACAATAAAGGCCAACTGCGGCGAGGCAAGAGGAAACGCAAGTGAGGACCGAAATGGAAATACCGAAGGCTTATAACTGGGTGAAGGCGCGTTCTGCGTGCTCCGTGGATCAGTTGTTCCTGCTGCTCGCGCAGACGATCAAGGCCGATGTTGAGGCTGCGAATGCCCTGACGCCTAATCATCAAAACTTCAAATATGCGACCCCAACCACGGATCGCATCGTCGTGGTTCGGCCGGTGAACGGCGGCCAATATACCGCTGGCGCGATCGTGTTTCGAAGGACGGTTACGGCCATTGAAGCGATCGACATGCCCAAAGATCCATCGACAGAGCAGGTAATGTTTTCCGGCATCCCATCCTTGGATGTCGGCGGAGAGTGCCGTCTTGAAGTTGAAGGCGAACCGCTGGAATTGTGGCAGTTCAGCCGCCGAGCATTGGAACCCTTCTTTTTCGCGTGAACGATATGAGTCGAAACCCAATCCCAATCCCAAAGCTGGCAAGTAGCACGCCTGAAGATCGGTTCTACGAACTAGGCGCCAAGGTGATGCGATCAAGGCCGAAGAAACGAGCCGAGAAACGGCCATCGAAGGCGCGGAAGCCATCCTAATGGGGTCCAGTGTCACGGAGATCATTCAGTCGGTTCGGCTGAAAATCACCCGTGCCGAACGACATTTCCAAGAGTTCAAAGACGCATTCAGTGGGAACAAGGGAACGATAAAAGGTCTCCACGAATGGTCCCTGCATCTCGATTCTGTTCGGCAGGAATGGTCGTGGAGCGCCGATCTCCCTGAACCAACGCCCGAATGGGGAATCATCGTGGGAGACGCTATTCACCAATTGCGCGCCGCCTTGGATAACCTGGCGAGTCAGTTGGTGTTTGACCGCCTGAAGGACAAGAGCCTTTGGCGCAAGACCGCGTTTCCAATTTTCAAGAGCGATACCGAGCTTGCTAGCAGTCGTGTGGTTTGTAAGTTCAGAGATGCCCTGTTGCCACTCCATCCCGACCTGTGGGACGCCTTTGTCGATGCCCAACCATACAAGCGCCAAAGCGCCGCCCCCACCCAATGGCCCCTGTGGATACTGAGCGAATTGGACAACATCGACAAACACCGCACCATCGTCGTGGTGGGCAATGTAATCGCCGCACACATCAGTTCCATTGACCCATCGGGCCAGCGCGTCCCCGTCGAACTCCGCGAGAAAATACGATCTGGACAGAAAACGGGCCAATTCGCGTGGCCGGTCCCATTTCCCCCACAAGAAACGCATAGCGAGGGGACTATTAACCCTGAACTTTTCAGCGAGTTCACGGACACTGACGGCCTCTGCGATGGATGGGCTGTCGGCCGCACCGTCAGGGACATCATCACGACCGTGAATTGCACCGTGTCCGATTTCGAGCGTCGATTCGTCTAACCGGCCTGTCACGCCAGCGGCATTTTTCGACGGGGCATGCTTGTGAGTCAAGTTAATTATTACCTTTGCGGACCATTCTGGGCAGGTATTATCCACTTTGGCTTTAGTGAGATGAAGCCAGCAGACGCCATGAAAAGTTGAGCGGTGCTTGAAATGAAGGCAGTCACCGCACGTCGGCATCAGCCCTTCAACGCGTCCCGCGCCACATCTCGCATCGCCTGCACATCCGCGAGCTTCACTTTCGGCCCGAAGCTGTCGCCGGGCAGCGCGGGGAACGACGGAATCCCACTGTTGGCAATCTCGGTCAGCGCGTCATGGTAGCGGCTGGCGCGGCGGGCCAGATCGGTCTGGTAGTCGGCGGCGTCGTTCGTGGCGGGCTTGGCGAGGCGGAACTGGTCAGGATGCACGGTTAGTTCAACTCCGCTGGGCCGTCCCAGTCGTCGGCAGGTTCGGTGTGGGTGTAGCGCGTCGGCAGCTTGATGCTGATGGTGGTGCCGACCTTCGCGCCAGTCACCATGATCGGGTCGTCGCTCATCAGCCGTTTCATGACCTTCATTTCGCGTTCACAGTCGCGGACGTAGTGCTCTCTGGCCTTGTCCAACTGCTGCTGGCAGAAGGCCCGATGGTCGTCATCGGTCGCCATCGCCAGCGAGAACGCCCACGCTTCCATGAAGATCGTGTCAGGCACGGTTACGCCCCCGTGTTCGGCGGGAAGAAGCCGTGGTCCCTGAGCCAGCGATCATTCGCCAACGTCTGATCGTTGATCTCCTGCGCAACCTGCGCCGCCGTCTTGCCGCCGTTCAACAGCGACAGCACCTTCTCGGCCAAGGCGATGGCGAGTTCGATTTCCTGCGGGGTGATGTCAGCCATTAGGTGATGTCCATTTCTTCGATGATTTCAATGACGCGAGATTCGAGCAGTTCAGCGGTCCCGCCGCATGTGGGACATTCGACCTTGGCGGGCTCGCGGCCGTCTGTAAAGACGATCGATCCGTTGGTGCATTCGCTGCACTTACGGTAAGTCGCCGTGTTCGTGACCCGTCTCACAGCGCCCCAATCGCGGCCGTGACCGCCGCCAGCGCCACGCGCAAGGTCGTCCCGGCGTTCGGATGCTTCGCCTGAGTGTCATCGACGGCAGCGGACCAGCCGGTCTTGAGCGCGATCTTCCAACCCGAGGCCGAGGCTTGGATGACGACCAGTCCTTGATTCGCGTATTGCAGCACCGCGCCCGTGTCGGCCGTGGACAAGAGCGGCTTGCCGTTGGCGTCGAGCGTGCTGTTGGCGAGGATGGCCGCCTGAGAGAGCCCAATCAAGGCTTCCGCTGCCGTAGTTTTTTCATTACACGCCGACACAATCGACAGCGCCAGCACGAGCGCGACAGCGGACACGGCACGGGAGCGAAGCAGTCTCACCATCAGGGCTTCTCCTTGATCGGACACACAAGTAAATGGTCTTTCCAGCGTTCTTCGAGTCGCGCTGATCCGCCGTCGCCGTGTTCAACGAATGATGCGCCGCACAGGCACAGGGACATCGAGACGCCTTCTTCCACCTTGACGGTGACTGGGACGTATTTGTCGTTCCAGAGCATCTTGATTTTGGCCATCAGAACTTACCGCCACGGGCACTCAGTGTGCTGTCACGCACGTCGTAGCCGCCGCCCGGCGACCATCGACTCCCAGCTTGCCCGCGACGGCTGAGAGAGTCTACTACCAGGGCACCGGCACGGGCTTGCCCCAAATCGCATACACCAGCACCCCAAGCGCCAGCACGACGTGAAGCAGCGTCAGCATGTCCTCGCCAATGCTAAAGCCCATCAGATGCAGCACCGGCGGCAAACACAGAAAGAACGCGACATAGAGCACGACGCCGAGGATGACTCGCACGAGGAACTGAAACATCGGAGGCTCCTAGCCGTTGGTGTTGCAACCGCAGAGGCGGATGCCCATGCGGATCGTGTCGAGCTGTTCAGGCGTCACGCCGTCCTGATGCGTCCACCCGAAGGTGTTGATTTCTTCCCAACTGTAGGTCGTCTCGCCGCGGGCGGTGTTGAACGTGTAGGTCGTAGGGTGCCGCGCATCGGCGCTCACCGTGACGGGTTGCCCATTTTGCGGACCACCGATCCCGAGGCCGCCAGGCACGTCAAACGGTTCGTCCGGTGGCGGCACCCACGATCCGGCTTGCACCCTCCGCGCCATCATTTGGACGAACTGAAGCCATCCTGACGGGTCTGAGGCCCAGTTGGGCTGATAGATGCCGTGCTCGGCGTCCCACTGCGAACCGGGCAGGATGGCCGGCCACGGGGCAAGGAACTCACATTGGGTCGTCGCTGGCCCCTCTTGGCAGAAACGGTCCACGCATGCCTCGGCCTGATGCACGTCGGCTTCGCTCAGGTTCTCTGCGCCCAACCGTCCCCATCCCGCCGGCAGCCACAGGCACAGCACCATCGGATCGGGCATCTGCGAACGGAGCGACACGAACACCCGCGCCCAGTTGTCGCCTGGGTCGCTCCAGTCGCCATCGGCGTCTGAGTCAAACGTCGGCGTCACCATCACGCCGCCTTGCGTGAGGTCGCCTAACCGAGAATGCCGCAGCGCCTCGAGCAGCGCCGGGAACTGGTCGATGACGGCCTGACTGCCGAGTTCGTCGCCGCCGAGTTCGATGCCGGGGCACAGTCCCGCTTCTAGAATCTCGCAGCAGAGCTCGGCCACATACGGGAAGTCATGGGTAAAGTCGTTCCACGCGGCTTTGCCATCTGGATACGCCACGCCATCTTCCTGGTAGTGGCAGAATGTGCAGAACCACAGGCCCTTCGCGCCGGCGTCTTTATGTGCCGCATAGACGGCTTGGCGGTCGGCCTTCTCGGTGAGCATCCCGATCTCCGGCCCCCACGACGGGATGCGCCCGAGTTGGCCCGTGTCGGCCCACACGCCCCCGCCGAAGCGCGTCGGGGCATGGATAAGGGTCTGACGGCCCGGGAGCGTCACGGGCGGTCCTGACGCCTTGGCGCGGCCTGTGGCGAACGGCGCGAGGTTCACTGATCCGTCCGCGTGCAGACGTAGCGGCGGCCGTTGGCCCCGACACCCTTGCTGGTGCGCCAGTCGAAGCCGACCTCGGTCGAGGCTCCCGCGCCGTCGAACCGCACCTGATAGGTCGAATCCCAGTCCGGCGGCTTGCCGGTTTCATGGGCAATGCCGGTGATGGCGTCGAACTGGAGATACGCCCCGGAGCAGTTGACGATGTAGATCGGGCCGCCGCCGCAGTCGGTCGAGGCATCGCCAATCTTCTCTAGCCCGCCCCGGTGCAACGTCTGGTCGCCCAAGGTTTCGCTGACGCCAGGCGATGGCACCGGAGCGCGGAGCGTCCACGGGTTATAGCTGATCAGGATGGGAATGCTCATGGGTTCGCAGTTTACTCCTGTCCGGTAACACTGAGTTTGTCGAGATGAGCCAGCACCGCTTTCCCATAAGCAATCGCGTGCTTATCGAACTCATCCGGGTGTGAATATTTCAGAATGAACGCCCGAATCCCAGCAACCGTCCGCTCGGCGGCCTCGGTGCGTCGGGCCATGGCAAAGACTGGCGCGATTTCGCTGAGGAATAGCGATTGCGTGCGTGCCGCCTGTTCGAGTTCGTCCAACTCCGCCGCCGAGAGCGTCGTGGGGTCAGTCATGGCTACTCCGCCAGCGCGATTGATGATTCGGCCGCGCCGATTTTGATCCAGCCGCGTTCGTAGTCCCACCGATGCGTCCGGCAGAACGGCGCGCACGAGGGCGTATCGTTCATCTGCGTCAACCGCCGATCGGCATCCTCAGCCACGCGCTCGCGATACACCACGAGTGACTTCAGCGCCCGTGCGAGTTCACCAGTCGAATGCGCTAATTCCTTGGCGAGCACGCTGTTGTTTTCTAGGCTCGACTTCAGCGCCGTCCGCAGATGGGAGATGACTTCCCGTTGCACGTCGTTCTCTGCGCGAATCACGGCGCCATACTGGACTTCATCGGCCTGTGTGCGATCGCCATTCTTTGGATGCTTGTCCACGCTCATCGTCGCCCCGCCTTCGGTTCCGGCCCCGCGAACTCGCGCAGTGGCTCAAACTCGCCGCGCTGCTCCCGCTCTGAACATGGCGTGTCCTTGCGTTCGCGCAGCAGGTCCGCGTAGTGGTCCGCCACGAAGCCGCCCAGGGTTAGCATGCGGAAGTTCGCATCTCGCCAGCATTTCTCACAGGCGCTCATAACTGCTCCACCGTCCTGAGCGTCTGCCAGAGGCGGCGGCGGTAGCGGAGCGCGAGGGGCTTAGCGGGCATCGGCGGGCTCCTTCTTCGGCATCGTCAAACCGATGGCGCTCCGGCCGTGGCCGTCCGAGACAGCGTGCCGTGCATTCGCGACACTCTGCGGCTGGATCTGAAAGTCAATCGGCAGGCCTGTTCGCAGCGATAGATATTCCGAGATCGACACGGTGAGCAAGAGCCATCGCGCGTTGTGTTCGTAATGGTTCACCGAGTAGCAATCTGGAAACTCAGCCATAAAGGCGTCGTCATCGAGAATGAGGCGCACGTCCACGTCTCGCCAGTCCGGGCGCACGAGTGCCGAACCCACGAGATAGCAGCCGCCAACACCTTCATACGCGCCGAACGCGGAGCACACAGGGCGAATGGCCTCTTCCAGTTTGAACACGGCCGGAGCGCCGATGTGGTTCGCCTTGTGGCCCGTGGCTGTTACGCCGGGAATATCGTAGATGTCGCTCCCGCACGCTGGACAGCGATCCGGGGTATTTAGCCCGCTCCACGTCGTCTTGCATTCAGCGCAGCGTTTTGTGGTCATCGCTCCTCCGGCTGCGTCCGCTTCACTTCCGCGACGATGGCGCGGGCGATGCGGACGGCATCAACAGCTAGTTCGCTGATATTCGCGCTGCCACTTGCCGCCAACCCACTCGCAATCGTCGCCGCCATCTGTGCCACGGTCTGCGCGTCGGGCTTAGCCATTGGGCGATTCCTCCAGATCGTAGGGCTGCCATGCGTCAATCGGCCGCGCTGGGCAGTCGGGCATCTGCTCCCACGTTTTGTAACGTCCGAGCATCTTCACGACGTCGGTCCACATCCGGCCGCAATACATGCAGCGCGGACGTCCGCTGTCGAGCGTGGACAGGCACGGGTAGCACATGGGCTTAGCCACGGTCGGCCTCCAGTTCGGCCCGCGTGGCATCCGGCTTTACGCGCTCGCCACGCTTGCCGTTCACCACGCGATACCGTCGGCCTTTAAACGGCCCCGTCAGCACCGTGACGATTTCGGCGTCCAGTGTGACCCGCTCGGAGTGTTCGTCGCGCGGCTCACCTTGGTAAATCTCACCCGTTCGCATGTCCATTGGCCTTCTCCTCTTTGGCGAGCCATTCCTGAATCGTCTTCCGCATCGACGCGCGTTCGGCGGAACTGATGTA